CGTATGGCAAATCAGGGCGAAAAATCAAATGTGTTAAGATTAGATAATGGTAAATATGATATAGTTGTTGAAATTGGTGCAAGTTACGCAACAAAACGCCAAGAGGCATCTAACGCAATTATTGAACTTTTGAGAATTGCGCCAGAGTTAAGCGCTATTGCGGGTGATTTGCTTGTCGGTAACTTAGATATTCCTCAGTCTCAGGTTATTGCACAGCGTATTCGTTCTCAAATGTCGCCCGAACTGTTGGGTGATGATTTAGAGGCCCAACGTTTGCAGGCTCAGGCCAAACAAATTGAGGCTTTGAGTGGACAGCTTGAAAATATGCAGATTGCTTTACAGGCAAGGCAATCCAATGAACGTGATAAGATAGAGTTAGACCGCCAAAAATTAATGATTGATGCTCAGAAAGCTCAGGCTGAAATTGCAAAAACAATGGCAGAGATAGATAATCTTCGTGCTGAATCAAATGTTGAAATTTATGCAGAAGCTATGAAATACCTTATGAAGGAAATGTTTGAACAGAAAGGTACTGTTGAAGATATTGCTAGCGCTGTAGAAATTTTCTTGGAACGTGCGGAGCGTGACGAGAGAGAGGCTTCTTCAGAGCCTAAATCTGATGTAACACAAACAGAGAAAGATACGGACGATGACCGAGAATAATTCATTGGAAGCTACCGAAGCTAAGGTTGAGGCGGCAGCGTCAGAGCCAAATGATGACGTAAAAAAGGTTGAGCAAGGTTCACAAGAGCCAACGGAAAATGAGGTTGATGATGGTGAGGGGCAGGAAAGTGCCGACGAGCCAGAGGTCGAACTGTCAGCAGATGCGCTTGAATTCAAGGAAAAGCTTGAAAAAACAAAAGCTGCAATGCAAAAGCGGATTGACCGACAAACAGCTACTAACCGTCAACGGGAAGAGGAAATTGCCGAGCTACGAAAACAGATTGAAGGATTGAACGTACCTAAAGACGATTCCCCGAAAGAGGAAGAGTTTGATATCTACGAGGATTACCTGAAAGCTGTTGGAAAGCACGAAGCGAAGAAAGAGCTAGAAGCGCAGCAGCGTGAACAGCTAGAAGCGCAGCGTGTAGCAAAAGAACAAGAGGCTCGTGCAGCTAAAGAAAAGCAGTACAGCGAGCGTGTAGAGGCTTATAAAGCCGAAAAGCCTGATTATGCTGAGAAAGAAGCTTTGGTTGAAGAGATTGTGGGTGATGCCATGCGTAATGGGGTTACACCAACAATCAAGCTTATGGCTGAGGCCGTTCTTGAAAGCGAGGCAGGCGCACGTATTATTTATGAGCTTGGTGAGAATCCTGACCTGTTAGAAAACCTTCTTACTATGAGCCCTTATGAGGCTGTTCGTGAGTTGGTTAAGCTAGAGGGTAGGCCTGTTGACATTGTAAAAGAAAAACAACTACCAAAGCCTATTAAAAACAATTCTGGCTCAACAAAGTCGCAAAAAAGTGTAAAGCGAATGAGTTCAGAAGAATTTAAAAAGCAATGGTTAAGCTGAAAGGTAAATAACAATGGCTAATACTATTAATAACATTAATGAGGTCGGTGCTATTCTAGCCCGTGCCGCCGCAGAGACGCTTCGTGACAACCTAGTGTTCTGTAAAACTATTTCGAAGTGTGATGCTTCGGAATTTGACGGTAAGAACGGCTATAAAGCTGGTCAAACCATTAAGATTAACAAGCCTCCCCGTTTTATTCCTCAGGACACTTTTGACATTACTTCGTCAAAGCGTGACATTGTTGAAGAAACTGCCTACCTTACTTTAGATATTCAAAAGACTGTTGGTATGGAAATCGACTCACTTGAGTTTGCTTACGAGGTGGACATTAAGCGTGTTATCGAATGTTTTGTAAAACCTGCTGCTGAAAGTATCGCACAGCATGTTGAGCAGGTTATGATTGAGCGTGCAACAGATGCAACATACAACTCAATTGGTACAGCGGGTTCAAATACCTTTACTGTTGCAGATGTGTTGGCTGGTCGTACAAATCTAAACCAAAGCCTTGCACCGCGTGGTAACCGTCACTTCTTGCTCAACTCTTCAAGTGGTGCTCAAGCTGTTGATGCTCGCAAGGGTATATTCCAAGATAGCACCCAAATTAGCAAGCAGTACCTAGAAGGCATGGTAGGTCGTGCAGACGGCTTTGACTGGTACGAGAACGAGCTTATCAACGTTCATAAAAACGGTAACGATGTTACTGGCGTTGCGGTTAATGACGCATCTGTGACAGAAGGCACTTATACACTTAATGTTGATGGCCTAACTATCACAACTGGTACGGTAACTAAAGGTACTGTTTTTACCATTACTGGTGTAAACAAGGTTCACCCTATTACTAAGGTTGACCTTGGCGTATTGCAACAATTTGTTGTTACTGCTGATGTTACAGCAAGCGGTACTGGCGAGGCTACTCTAAGCATTTCACCTGCTATCTATGCTGGCTCTGCTGGTTTGCAGAACGTGACTGCTCTGCCTGCTAACGATGCAGCTCTGACGATAGTCGGCGCAGCAAGCACAGCTTACGCACAAAACATTCAGTACCATCGTGATGCGTTCAAGATGGTTTCTGTACCACTAATCATGCCTAGGAGCTCAGAGATGGCGGCTCAAGAGACTGTAGACGGCTTTACAGTTTCGATTATCCGCGACTTTGACGTTGAGACACGTAGCATGATTACTCGACTTGACTTCCTTGGCGGCATTTCAGCAGTCCGTCCAGAGTGGGCTAACCGAGTAACCGCATAAACTGGTTGGGGAGGGTTTAGGCTCTCCCCTCCTCTTAATTTATGACTTTAAAATGTCACAAACAAAATACATTTACGAAAAAAACGGAGTTAAAAAGGGGCAAGACAGCCTTGAGACCCGCAAATAACTTGAGAAGATAGGTTACGTTCTTGCAAACCCACCTAAAGAAGACAAGAAACTTAAGAAAGCAAAATAAATGACGACTGCCAGACAGATTATTGAGCAAGCTATGCGTAAGATTAACGTCTTGGGTCGTGGCCAAACGTTGTCAGCTGATGAGGCCGCAAGTGCACTTGATACGCTGAATGACCTTATGGGCTCATGGTCTGTCGAAGGCGGTCTTGTATATCAAGATGTTCATGAAACATTTAACCTTACATCAGCTATTTCATACACCATTGGGGTGGGGGGTGATTTTAATACTATCAAACCATATGAAATTAACGCCATATATGTGACGCAGGTCGGAATTGACTACCCTCTAAGCCGATATAGCAAAGAACAATACGCCGCCGTTTCTGATAAAGATATTGGGGCAATTCCAGAATTTTACTACTTTGATAATAACCATCCGTTGGCAAGCATTTTTTTGTTCCCTGCCCCAGCTGGAGTAACGTTCATGACAATTTATAGCAGGAAACCGCTGACATCTTTCACAAGCCTAAACACAGACATTGATTTACCAGTTGGGTATAAAAGAGCATTGGTAAACAATTTAGCTGTAGATTTGAGCCCAGAATATGAAAAGACTTTGACTGACGCATTGCTCCGTGTCGCAAATGAAAGCAAGGGAAATGTTTTTGCTTTCAACTCTAGAAATGAGCACAACATTTCTCAGATTGATGACGCTTTATTGCCAAATAGCGGATTTAACATTAATTCAGGAACTTATTAATGGAAGTACCATTTGTAGGGGCATCATATAGAATGGACGCACGCAGTTTTGATGTGCAGCGTTCAATTAATTTGTACCCAATTGTTTCAGAAAGCTCATTCAGCAAGAGCAAAACAAGTCTGCGTGGTTGCGCTGGGCTTAGTTTGTTCTCTACTGCGGGCGGTGGTGCTATTCGTGGGTGTATTTCTAGTACATCTAAACGCTCTTTTGTTGTTTCAGGCCAAGAGTTCTACGAGATTGGTTCAGACGGCGTTTCAACGCTTCGGGGAACATTAAATACTCAAACAGGTCGTGTGTCTATTGCAGAGAATATTAACCAAATCATTGTTGTTGACGGTCAAGATGGATGGATATTCACCAAGGCGACAAACGCTTTTACGCAAATCACAGACGTTGATTTACCAGTATGCGGTGTCGCCACGTATCAAGACGGCTATTTTATTGTAGTGGAGGACGGTACGCAGAAGTTTTACATTTCTGCCATTAACGATGGCACTTCATGGGATGCGCTAGATTTTGCAAGTGCAGAGAGTAGCCCTGATAACTT